GAGAAGAGTACACGGTAATTAGTTTATTTCTGATAAACTCCTCTAATTTCGCGACTATAAGAGGTCGAGTCTTCATAGACGTTGTAAATCCCGGTACAGCCGCATTTAAGTTTTCGGCCTGATATTGCTCGATATATTCGTGAGTTGATTTGATTGAGTGGTATAAATTTGGATATGCATAGTCTATTAATTTTGTTAGAACGGAATAGCCTATGTTGTTGTTTTCGACAACAAGCATGGCTTCACCGAACTCACGGCCGACTTGATTTAACATGCCGGCGTACATATCCAAAGATGGTTTACCTTGATATTCCCCAACTATCTCTAAAGTTTCAAGCTTAACTATGTGAAACGTAGAGTAGTCAGCTCCATCGCCGCGAGCGACATCGGCAACCATAAGATAGTTGCATGAGGGATCATATTCTTCCCAAATCCAAAAGTTCCTATCGAATCCGGTCCTATGCTTAGGTTCGCGCACATTAGTTAACAACCAGTCCATACACTCTGGATCGATGACAGTTTCTCCGGACGTATTGAAGTTGCATTCAAGCTCTTGCGCAATCTGGCGCTTAGACATGTTCTTGGTTTCTTTTTTGTACCACTCTTCATCTCGATCGGGATGTACATCCCATTGAAGAGTTGTCAGGTGAAAATTGTTGGTACTAGCTTCTGCATCTGCACATGTCTTATGAAACCAGTTACCAACGCCGTTGGGGGTGGATAGGGCGATACACCGACCACCGGTTGACAACGTAGGATAAAGACCAGTCCACAATTCTTCAAGACCCTCAATGTGAGCTGCCTCGTCAAGCACCAAGAGTGACAATGCCTCCGAACGACCAGCATCGCCTGAAGTGGAGGTGGCCTTGATGGACGAACCATTGGACAGTTCGAAAGATGTCCTGTTGTCTACAGAAATAGTAGCAATACGAATCCACTCTGGCAGATTTCTCATGATCCCTTTTACTTTTTTCACCAAGTTTCCAGCAGTAGCAAACTTTGTAGCCATAACAAGAATAGACTTGTCTCGATGAAAAAGCATCAGCCACGTAATGTATCCAGCAGTAATGGTGGATATACCAAGCTGCCTAGCTTTTAAGATTACATTGAAGCGATAGTCATTAAAGTCTCTAAGAAGAGTGTCTTGAAAATCGTAAGTGTCAAAAAGTATCAAACCGTGCATGGGGTGAGATATTCGTGCGTAGGTTTTCAGAAAATAAACCGGGTCTTTACCGCACTTGAGTATCTCTTTTACTTGTTGCTTTTTGTCTAACTTGAAGTTCATACATTTTCTGCTATCATTTCTCTTATTAATTCTTTTAGTTCTTCAAGTCTAAACCCGGCCTGTGGCCGGCCTTCGGCGCCGGGTGAATACAGTGTTTCAGGCTCTTCTTCTGCTGGGCCCATCTCAACGCCGGGGATTTTAACGAACACTGCTTGAAATAGATCTTGCACATCTTCTGGTGCCATTCCTTGTATCAAGGAGAATATCTGGTCTTCTACACTATCGCTATCAGCCGCAAGCTCGCCGGAAGCATCAAACGGCATCGTCTCTGCCGATCTATCAACACTTGGATCCATGGGAGCTTGTCCAGCTTTTGATTGACCACTCTTGCCATAGTCATCTGTTAGCCAGTCTGGGCGGGGTGCAGCACCCTTAATCCATGCAATAACTTCACTTGCTTTTTCTTGGCTCATCGCCTCGTCAAGAACACCTTCTTCCTTCAAGTATTCTTCAAGAATGATGTTGTAAAGTTTTTGTTGGTTGATTTTCATTTTAAGCTTCCTTTTTTCGACTGTCGTTTTTCGGGCGTTTGCCGCCTTCGCCATTCCAACCGCCAAGATCCATAAACTTTCTCCAGTCTTTGTCAATAACGTTTTTGTTTTCGGAGTTATCATCATTCATTTCTTCTGATAAGCCACCCACAGTAAAATGTTTTGTTGCGACGAACCAAGTTCTCACACGAGACGTTGATTCAACATTAATGTCGCACTCTCCTTCAGCAGTTAAGGTGACGGAGTTGCCTGTAATCTTGCGATATTCTTTTTTCAAAAAAGACACAATCTCTCCCAATCGCTGCTCAACCTCATTCTCGAACCCATTCTGGTGAATTTCTTTCATCTGAGTCTCGGAATGGTATGTGAGACACATCTGGTTTCCCGCGAACTTGACTTTAAAGCCATCCAAAACGCGGCGGTCCAAGATAGGATCGCCATCCTCGCGAGCGAGGCCGGCCTTAACAGGTTCCCCCTTTTCGTCGAGGGCGCCATCGTAAGCATTGTGTGCGGCTTGGGAAAGCCCTTGTACTATTTCATAAACTGTTGCCATTATTCTTGTGCTCCTTGGTTTGGTTGTTTAACAGACTTGGCGGCCTGTTGTTGTAGCATCCTGAGTACTCGCTGGAGTAGAGGGCGCGACTTAGTCAAATCAACGCCGGGCGTTGCTGCTAGGTCTGAAATAAACTGTTCTAGTTGATCGATAATCTTCTGTTCTTGGCCGGTAAACTCTGATGAGTCAGTGTCGATGCGGCCGCGAGATGAGCGTACACGTGCGCTTTGAGACATTGTACCTGTTTTAAGCTTCGTAGGGTCTTGCTGCTCTAACTCTTCTAAGGCCTCTTTAATGATCTCTTTGAGTTTCGATTTTGTAAGTTTCATTCTTTTCTGGTCTCCATCCGTTCAGCCATCTCTCCTCTCTGCCGAAAATGTATTTATCATAGCATTCACCACAACACCCAAATTTAATCAAACAGACATCATCCATTGATCTTTTGGGGAAGCTTCCGCAAACAGGACAAGATTTTAAAGATTCTCTATTAAGTAGTTTTTTTGATACCTTTATACCATTTATCTCTATTTTCTCTTGATACTCTTCGTTTCTTTTTACTTTTTTGTAAAATTCTTTCATCTGCTCAAGATATACTTTCTCTCTTTCCTCATCCCAGTTTGCGTTAGGATTTAAGACAGTCTCTTCTCCATACTTTTCGGATATTGCCTTTTCTGTAGCAGCGATTTTGTTGAGGTCTTTTTCTTTCATTTGAACGCTTTATATGCTCCATATGATGCCGCAGTACCAACTAGGATCCCACCAGCAAAATATAACCATTTGTGACGGGGAGAAGTTTTTTTTAGTGCATCAGCTAACAGATTAATCTCTTTATCTTTCTGTATTATAAACAAATCATACTCATCTGTTAAGGCCTTGTGCTCTATTCTTAAATTCTCTAACTTAAACTCGTATTCTTCCTGCTGAATCTTTAGCTGATAATCCGTCTTGATGTCGCACGAATACTTATAGATGTCAAAGTCTGCCAGCATATTGGCCATGGCTTTCTCATCAAAGAGGACACCAGCAAATGGCGCGGGGGCTTTGTATTCTAAGATGGTAAACTTAGCCGGCTCGGTGGCGCTGGCAGAAAGACTAAACATTAAAAGAAGACTAAGGAGCATATTGGATCCCAAACCTCTTTTCTATGTCTTTGATTAGTTGTTCTCTATCTTGGTTAAACTTATTTCTATATTGACCCTTCTTATCTTCTCTCAGCTGCTGGATCATTTCAAGAGCATTCTCGTAGTCTTCCTCGATGGCGGCAATAGATTCCATGTGCTCTTCCATTAGCTTTTGTTTCTTGCGTATCTCTTGCTTGTGAATTTCTTTCAAGCCTTCTATTTGCGCCTGATGAGACTCATTCTGTGTCTCATATGCTTTTTGCATCAGACCGTAATCGTGTCGACTTTTCATTGCCACCACGAGAGACAACAGTACTATCAATATTGCTTTCCAGTTCTTTAACACAAACTCTAGCAATTGTTTTTTAATCATTATAGCCTCGCAACCTAGCTATGCCATCAATGACTGTTTGCCCACCAATATAGATTGCAGATATAATCACCCAGTCTTCGCTAGTTACATGACCTGCTAATGTGAGAGCCGTGGCAGTTAGCCATACCATGAGTTTTCTTGATGTGAGTTTGGCTAGCCATGTATCTAAAAAAGCTGTTGCTTTCTGCATCATAAAAACCTCTACTTACCCTGATGAAAGGGGTGCCCTTCAGAAAACTCAGGATTTCCCACTGGGCGATCTGACATCATTTTTGGCCTTTGGGTATGCGCAGTCGATGTTTTTTCTGATAGTGTCCGAAGCACAGCGGCCCGGGCTGATTCGGGCACCTTCTCAATCTCCCTCTGTACCACATCATACAAAGCGTCTACTTCCGACTGAAGATCGTGGATATTAATTTGTTCCATTTCTTCTCTTATCATTTTTTTCAGCTCCTGCTTTGTGGTCTTCATTTACAGTTTTCCTTGCAGCTTTGCGTTGGCTACCGCATGATTCGCCTTAAACTCATTAATAGAGTTTTGTACGCTCTCTGCATCACAAGGCCCATCATACCAATCTTCAAAGATTTTTACTAGGTCAGTGCTATCTAATGTTCTTTGTTTAATGCCAGCCTCTCTGCAGAGGTGAGCAAACACATCTCCGCAACACTCGTCTTCTTCAACCTCTTCAACTTCTACGGGTGTTGCGGTGACCGATGTTTTGTTTACTATGCCAGTCCATAATCTTTTTAATAAATTCATCATAATCTCCTATGTTGCTAATCCATTCATACTTAGTATTATTCTCGCCCTACTTGTTGTGGGACCATTCCTAAATCTTGCATAATATAGATGGAAGAAGTGTCCTTTCGATACATGCATTTTACAAAAGCGCCAGACTCACCACGAAGTGCCTCTTCCGAACAGGCATTAATAGCTTGCTCTACTTTGCGGGCTTCTGCGCCTTTTTCAATTAGTTTGTCAGCAAGAGCTTGATATTGTTCTGGCACTCTAGCACCAGACGACGTACTTGATGATGTATCGCTTCTGCCCATGGCGCGAGCAGTGCTGTCTGCGTCGGAGTAATCTCCTCCGGAGAAACCTTCTTCAATCTCACCTCTATTTGTTGTCTCGTTCAAAAAGTAACGAGGGTCAATTCTTTTTGTGTTCTTACGTCTAGCCATTACAATCTCCTATGTTGCTAATCCATTCATACTTAGTATCGCAATCAAACCGGGCACATTCTTTCTGACATAAACACCAGAGAAAAGTGTCTCGCATCGACCGCCGACATAAGCGATTGCCGACTCAATATTTTTACTGACTTTAGGGTCAGCCACCATCTCTTCTGACACAACCAATACTAACGAGCCTGCCGCGGCTTTACCTTTGGGCGGGGGGCACGCAGAACGATTCATACAGTTGTGTAGGATCACCGATCCAAGCTTAGCAGTATTTGGGTCCTTTATCATAGTCGAGCCCATAAAAGCGCGACCGTCATTACCCAAACATGTTTCCAAATCTTTGCTATCAAAAGATTGGATCGGTGAATCCTCAGTGGAGAGTTTTAACACTTGGGCTAATGACTTAGCAAATTGTGTGTTGGCGACA